GTTGATCTAAAGATTTTCTAGTTCCATCTTTTTTAATAAATTTTCTCATAGCTTCTGTTGGTGAATTATATTTTTTTCTCAATTCTTTAAAAACTTCAAAACCTTTAATACCTAAAACTTTTTCACCATAAGCAGTTCCTTTACCAGATTCTTTTTTATTAAGAGAATTTACTTTTTTTTCAAACCATTGACCATAAGTTTCTCCATCAGGTACAAATTCTTTATTAGTAATAGGTCCTACAGGTATTGGTATATCAACTGATCTGCAATTAAAATGTTGTGGTGGATAGGGTCCTTGACCTACTTTATATCTTTTACCATCTAATGCTCTACAAATAGCAGAAGTTTTTTGGTCATGAATTGCTGAATATTCCCATTTTTTAACAATATTAGGATTTATTTGATAACTTTTACGACTTATTTCTGTATTTAGCTGATGTACAGTTGTTTTTACTAATGTTTTTGTTTGTGCATTACTTAATGCAGTAACTAAACCACCTTTTGATCTTGGATTAAAGTTTAATGTTCCTATTAATTCTCTTTGAATTGTTTGTAAATTTCTACCTTCTGCAAGGCCTTGTCTAACTGTATGAGCAAATCTTTCTGCTGTTTTTTCTGTTAAGCCTTCAAAAGCTTTTGCCACTACTTGACCGTTAGGTAAAACTATTTCTTTACCAATAGCGGCGGTTAAAGCAAAACGTGATTGAATAGCTTGTAAACTAGTTGTATCTTTAAAAACATCAAAAACTTTTCCTTTCGGAAGTCCTATTTGATTACTTTTTGTTGGATCAAATCTAATTAAACTATCAACAAAATTAGGATCAAGCTGTAAAGCATTTATTTGCCCTGTTAATTCAACCGGTGCAATATCTTCTAATAAACCTTCAATAAAATCTTTTTGTATATTTGCAACATCTTTTAGTTCTTTAACCATTATTCCTAAACTAGTATTTTTCCATCTTTCTAAATCGTTTTTTACTTGTTTTAATATACTTTTTAAACGTATTTCTCTTGTTTTATCTAATCCAGGACCAATAGGAATTTTTTGAAGCCTTTCAGCTGCATCTATCATTATTTTGTTATAAGTTTCAATTAACCGAGCAGCTAAATCATTTTCATATCTATTTAAATCAATTTGATTACGATAAAATTTTTCCGGTATTGACATTATTCATTATCTTCAGCGTCGGATTGTTCAGCCATTACTTGATTTATATTTTGGTTTCGTTCTCTTAAATCGCCTAATTCACTACGATCTAACATTTCTTCAATATCTATATCTTCAGATAATACTTCTCCTTCAACTAATTTTTTAAGTAATTCTTCCTGATCAATAACACCTGCAGCATAAATTTTAAGTAAAGCGTCTATTTGATTTGGTTCTAGACTTGTATCAACAAAATCTCTATTAACAAAAGTTGTACCAGCAATATTTTGTTTTTCATAAGCTGCATGAAATTTTAAACAATTATCTAATAAATCTTGAATTTGTTGACTTAAAACCATCATTGTTGAGTCACCCTGCGATCTATCAATTCTTTTTGACTGCGCAGTTTCTGCTGACATTTTTTGGCCTAATATTGCAGCTAAACCTAATTCATTAATTTGATATTCTAATTTATCGATTCTTTTTTCTTGAGCTGTAAAACTATTTCCATTAGGCTCTATATAACTAGCACTACTTCCTTCAGGTAAAGATAATGCTTCATTAGGTCCTGCAGCAACTTCTTCAGCTGCGGCTGGAAATCCATAAAATGCAAGCATTGGAACAGCACTTATATGTAATTGATTATCATAATCACTTTGTATTTGATAACTTTTTATATTTAATTCAGCAATATCTTCTAAAGGTGGTCTGCTTTCATAAATACCAACTTTATTGCTATAAGCAACACTAAAAGGAATAAAATCTAAACTAGTTGTGCCTTCATCTACTTTTTTAAAATCACCATCATTATTACGCTGAAATATTGAAAATGTTCCAGGTTCAAGCACTCTAATTTGTTCTATAGTTTCTTCTCCATACATTCCTTTAGGTTTAACAATTCTTTCTGTTAATCTCAATTGCGTTAACTTACGTAAACCATTTTGAATTTCGGTACGCCAACCAATAATATCTCTAGGTGTATAAGGAATCCAATATGGTCTCCCGCCTTCTGCTGGTGCATCAACTAAAACACCAACATGTCCATATCTTATGCAAAGTCGGCTTATATTATAAACAAAATTAGTTAAATTATTTCCTTCTAAATCAATATCAAATAATTCTTCCTCAATATTATCAGGTACATCTGAAAGTCTAACCGGTTTACGCGTAAGCATACCAGCCAACATACGTTCCATTCTTAAATAATATGGCGGACAAACTGATCTACTTAAACGAACGTCATAACTTTCATCTTCTTCACGCGGTTCTTGTTTTAAATAAATCCTTGCTTTACCTCTAATTTTACTAGTCCCTTCAACTAAATCTTCAATAAGTCCCCAATGACTTTGCATATTACGCCATGCTTGATTTTGCTGTTGTACTTCAGTTACTGCTACTTGAAAAGTATTTATATTGTTTGAGTAAAATGAAGAGTACATTGTTTTATTTTAATAATATCAGGTCTTTAATAAATTCTAATACCTGTTTTATTTCCTGCCTTACTATAAATCATATTAAACTCTCTGTAGCATAAATATCCAAGAGCATCATTAAGATGATCATAACCATTTTGTTTATCAGGATCGCCTGTTTTTTCATCATAACTTTGTAATTCCAAACATTCAATCACGCGTCGGCAACCGGCATAAACCGCCAAACGCACCCGTCCTTTACTGTTTTCCAGGAGTGCTTGTAAGGTTTGAACTCTGTCTTTAATTGGTGGGTTACTGCGTAAAGCCATACTTGTGAAACCATAACTTTGCAAAATGGCAATATCTGTTTTACTTGCGTTAATTGTTGATCTGTTTGCACCACTAGCATCTGGATAAACAAGAATTTTATTATTACCATAACGTCTAACTATTTCTTTAGCTAGTGCATCAGTATCTTGTTCTTTAGTAATTTCATCAATAATAATTAATTTATCAGCTGCAGTAACACAAACAACTGCATTGCAATTCATAACGTTAAAATCAATTCCAATTTTAATAATTTCGTTTTCAACAGGAAATGGTAATTTATCAATTACATGTTTGTTTCGATCAAATCTTGAATATACAGCTCCAGTTGTAAGATTTGTAAAGTTTCCATTTAAATAAGCCTGGATTAGTTGCGGCGGATAGTTTTCTAATAAAGAATCAATAAAACCTTCGGGTAAATATGGATTATCGCTTGTTTTTGCTTTTATTAATCTTGTATCTTCTTTGGCATTTTTTTCAAATGTTTCAAATGCCCATGAATGACCCTCAGGAGTTGTTGTTGCATAAAATTGTTGAATATTACCCGACCTCAATCTGGCTAAAGCCATATTCATAGCTTGCTCCGCGTCTCTTTTTGGTACCGTGTCAGCCTCATCAAATCCAACTGCACAGAGATTCTGGCCTCGTAAACGTTGATATGTAAGAATAGTTCTTAATAAAATTGTATGCGAACCTTCTTGAAAAGATAAAACATATTCAGGTAAAGGACTTGCTCTAAACGTATATGGTATTTGCCATTCTTCAAGTAAATCGTTCATAGTTCTCATTAAAATATCACGAAGCATAGGTGATGTAGGTTCAAAAACAGCAGAAATATGTCCAACATTCATAGCTGCAAGCATAAAAGATTTAGAAACTAAAGCATAAGTTTTACCCGCACCAAAACCACAAACTAAAGCTAATTTTCTATGATTTGTATCTTCACAAAACTTTTGTTGATGCGGTAATAAATTATTCTTAATTTTAGTAATAACTTCACTTGCAGAAGGTATTTCATATAAACCATTACCGCTTAATACATGACCTTGTTTTAAAGAATCTAAAAAACTCACGAGCATAAGTCAGCTAATTTAGCTGCTGTATTTATACAACCAAGAGCAATATTGAATTGTCCAGAATTTCTTGCTTCCATTTGTAATGTTGAAAGTTGTGCTAATAAATCAGCGATCATTTGCGGTCTTTCAATATCCCAATCTTTTTTAATTTCATCTCTTGCTTTTTTTAAATAATTGTCAACTGTACCTTCAG